TGGGTTGCGCCAAACTCACCGAGACATCCGCCTCGTTAAGCGGTCTTCCGCCCCGCAGGAGGGCGAGCGCTGCAAGGCGTTAGAAACTCTGCACCCACTCGCATATCGCTCAATGTGCCACGGCCCCACTGTGACGGGGCCGGGCGCGACCGCAGGGGTGCCACATGGCCACTACCAGTTTTCCCGTCAATGACGCGATGGCCGTCAAATTGTGGTCGCGCGTTCTTGACTATGAAGCTCTCAAATACACGGCGATAGCGCCCCTTATCGGAGATGATGAGAACGCTATTATTCACATGCAGGACGCCTTATCGAAGGGTCCCGGCGACGCCATCAACTATGCGATCGTCATGCAGCTGGCGCAGGCAGGTTTTAGTGAAAACCAGCTGGCCGAGGGCAATGGCGAGGCGCTGACGACCTATTCGGACCTGCTCGTGATCAATGAGCTGATGGCGGTTGCTGGCGTCAAGTCGAGGAGAACCATCGACCAGCAGAGGGTGCCGTGGGACTTGCGGAACACGGCCAAGAGCAGACTGGGAGACTGGTACGCCAAGCGTTATTCGGTCGCGTTTTTCAACCAGGTGTGCGGGTACTCTGTGCAGACGGATGTCCGCTATACGGGGCTGAACCCGGTGACGGCGCCATCGGCGGGCCGCATTATTCGGCAGTCGAACCGGGCTTCGGATGATCTGCTGGTTGCGGGGGACACGTTCACCTTGGACATGATCGACAAGGCGAAGGAGGCGGCGATCACGGCCGTCCCGATGATCAGGCCGGTGAGGATCAAGGGTACGGCTCCGAGGGGCAACGGCCGAAGCGACTACATGAATACGCTGGAAGATATTTACGTGGCGTATTTGCATCCGTACCAGGTGACGGCGATGCGCCGCAACACGAGCACGGGTCAGTTCATCGACATCCAGAAAGCGGCATCGATGGGACGGCAGGATACCGGGAATAGGATCTTTTCCGGTGCGATCGGGATGTACAACTCGACCATCTTAAGGTCGGCCTTTGACGTCACGGATGGTGTATCGGCTGCAGGGGCTGACGTACCGACCGTGCGCCGTGCGGTATTCCTGGGTGGTCAGGCGGCGATGATGGGGTTTGGCAGGGATAATGGGCCGCAGAAGATCACCTGGAACGAGGAACTGTTTGATCACAAGCGGCGTCTTGAGATCTCTGCACTGACGATCCACGGGCTGAAGAAGACGCGTTACAACAACATCGACTATGGCACGATCGTCATGTCGACTTACGCGCAGCCTGCGACTTGAGGAGGACCTGACATGGCGACTGGTGTACTTGGTACGGCTGCCCGGCAGGACCCGCGGCAAGTCTCGAACACGATGAAGAAGACGGTCAACTGGAACGATGCCGCGACAGGTGTAGGCGTTCCATTTGCGAATTATCTGCCGCAGGGCGCATTTATTACCGGCTGCTGGGTGGAAGTCGTGACGCTCTTCAACGGCACCACACCGACGCTGACGGCAGGCACCAATGCCACGACGTACAACAACATCGTGGCGGCGGCTGACGTGACATGGACGGCTGCGGCTGTGACGGCGGTACCGCGTCCACTCGGGCGATCTCTGACGGCGGCGGGTGATGTACTGCCCTATGCGGTATGGAACGCGACGGGTTCGCCGACACAGGGGCAGGCCATTTTCGTTCTCGAGTTTGAAGGCGGATGGTCGTCTTGAGGCTCCCAGACTTGGGCCGGGCGGCCGACCCCGCCCTGCCTCCTTTTGCGAGGATGAGATGATGAAGCGCTTTCTCAATTCGGCAGCTAGCGGGATGATCTTTGCACTGGCGGCGGTGGTGACAACGGCGACAGCCTTGGTCGTGAGTGGCCGCATTACCACGAACCAGCGAGAGATATTCCAGGTTGGCATACAGGCGATGACGCCCGAGCAGGGCATAACGGCGACGCCATCCGGCACGCAAGTAACGTCCTATCAGTTGTCGGCAGGTGTCTCGTTTGTAACGACTGTTGCGACGATCGGGGATGGCGTGAGACTGCCATCGATCACGGCGATCGGGCCTCCGACAAACCTGGATGGTGCGATCAATGTCATCGTGGTGAACAACACGGCCAACTCGATGAACATATTCCCGTTTGCCGCCACCGATGTGATCGTGAGTGCTGGTGTAGCGGGCGCGGCAGGTGGCGCATTGGCGGTTGGCACATTGAAGAACGCGGACTGCTGGGCCTCGACGGCACTGGGCCGCTGGTATTGCACTGTAGGGTGAGCGCGGTCTGGCCGCGGTCGCCGCGGAGGAGGCGCAACCCATGAGACTACTTCTCACGTCTGCTATTCTGGCCCTGTCTATCTGCGAACTGCATGCGCAAGGGACGCCGCCCTGCACATCTCCCTGCACGAAGACGCAGTTACTCAATGATGTGCAGACGCAATTCCCGGACAATACGGTCGGAGCGATCACGCCGTCCATCTTGAGGAATTTCCAGAACAATTTGATCAACTCGTCGATGGCGACGGCACCTGTCGGGGCTGGAGCGTTCACCTGTTACGTGGGCACGACGGGTTTATTGGGGGCTTGCACCTCGGCCTTGGGTATTGCGCTGGGCGGCACGGGAGCGACGACGCAGCCGGGAGCAGCTGCGGCCATTTTACCGGCTCCGGTGCGGGCTGGGGATGTCGTGTATTGGACTGGCAGTTCGTGGGGGACATTGGCTGGCAACAACACGACGACGGGCCTATTGCAGCAGACAAACAGCGGTGTGCCGTCCTGGGTTTCCGGGTCAGCGGCATCGACACTTGTATTTCCGGCACCGACGAGAGCTGGGGACGTTGTCTATTACAACGGGGCATCGTGGCTGACGCTTCCGGGCAACAATAGCGGGACACAGGTGCTATCGGAGAGCGCCGCGGGTGTCCCGTCATGGGTCACGGCGGCGGTATTTCCCACGCCTAGCCGGGCTGGTGACGTCATGTATTGGAACGGCACGGCGTGGGTGATACTGGCGGGTAATACGACCGGATCGCAGGTTCTGACAGAAAATTCTTCCGGCGTTCCATCGTGGACGACGCCGGGCACGGTGACGTCGATCGTAGGGGGGCAAGGGTTGTCCGGCGGCACGATCACGACGACGGGGACCCTTGCGCTCAACATGACGTTTTTCGCCAACTCCCTGGCCGCGGATGTTCCCATGGGGACCATTGGGACTTATTTCGTTGGACCAAGCGTTTCGGTGGGTGCGACGGGGACATGGTATGCGTCAGGAACGATCACATTGACCGATACGGCGACGGCCAACGTGGCCTGCAGGCTGGCGGACAGTGCGCAGATCATAGCGAGCGGGGGACTTCAGATCGCTGCCAACTCGACCCAGTCTTTCGGACTTTCCGGCGCGATAACCTCGCCGAGCGGGAATATTACCATCTCCTGCAGGAACACAGCCGATACGACGGGCAAGATCCTGTTTAATTTCAGTGGCAATTCGAAGGACAGCACGGTCACTGCGATAAGGATACAGTGATGGTTCAGACGGGTGGTTTTGGTCCTGGTTTTGGCGCCGGGTTTGAGGGTGGGGGCGGCAAGCCGACATTGGCCACGATGGTCTTTCGCATTGCTGCGGAGCTGGGGGCGCGGTTTGACCTGGCAGGAGCCTGGGGTTCGGCCACGCCGCAGCGGCCTAATGCCGAAGCGATCCGCAATGCCATTTACACGGCTATCGGGACTTACCAGAAACAGCGGTTTCGGTTCAATGAGCTTGATCCGGCCAACCCTATTGTTTTCGACACCATCGCGGGGCAGTCGACCTATTCAACGAACGAGTGCCCGCAGCTGGCGACCTCGTATTTCATCGACTATCTCAACATCCGGATCGGCAACACGCTAATGCAGCTGTCGCAGGTGACGCCGGAGCGGCAGCATCTCAATATCCAGCTGTTCACGCAGTTTGGCTTGCCGACGAGCTACGCCTATGAGGGCAATACAGTCCTGCTATATCCGGTTCCTGCTGCGGTGTATGAGGTGCGGCTTGGGGCTCATCTTCAGATCCCGGGTCCGGTGGACGATAATGAGACGGACAATGTCTGGATGACGCAGGCGGAGCGGCTGATCCGGTGCCGGGCCAAGTATGAGATCGCGGTGCATGTGACGCGCAACATGCCGATGGCGCAGGCGATGTCTCCGGAGCCTGCGAGCGGGGGCGAGACATACCGGTCGTTCCAGTCTTTGAAGCAGGAAGGCAACAAGATAACCTCGACGAGGTCGCGTGTTAAACCGATGGCGTGGTGATGGCTGGAAAGCTCATTTTGTTTCCGGAATATGCGCCTGATGTGACGCCGCTGGGTCAGGCGGAGTCGCAGACGATCTTCAACGTGGTGCCGAGGGGCGATGGTTACGGTCCTGTGCAGGGTTTGCAGGGCTATACTCAGGCTCTCCCAGATCTCTGCCGCGGTTATTTCTTCGGGAGGAACGGCGATGGCTCCGTCTCGATCTTTGCGGGGACAGCGACCGATCTTTACCTTCTGGACAACACGGCACTGGGTTGGCGCCGGGTATCGAAGAACGGCACGGCCTATGGCCAGCTTCCAGCGGGTGACAACTGGCAATTTGTGCAGTTTAACCAGTTGGTGATCGCGGTTCAGCAGAACACGGTGCCGCAGAAGTTCATCTTGGGCAGTGCAGGTAATTTTGTCGATCTCGGCGGCAGTCCTCCGGCAGCCGGAGCGGTCTCCATCATCGGGTTTTTCGTTGTTTTGACAGCTTTACAGTTAAACCCGCAGCGTGCGGCATGGAGTGATCTCGATGCGCCGGAAATATGGGCTGCCGGTCTTGGTCTGAGCGACTTCCAGGACTTCCCGGACGGCGGCATCTGTCTGGCCTCGAGCGGCGGCGACGCTTATGGGCTGATCTTTCAGGAGCAGTCGATCAGGACG